GTTGGGAGACCAATCATGGTGGGGAATACTTTGCAGCGGGTGTTGGCGGTTCTATAACAGGACGAGGGGCGGACTTACTTATTATCGATGACCCACATACAGAGCAAGACTCTATGTCTGATAAAGCAATGGATCGAGCATACGAATGGTACAGCTCAGGACCAAGACAACGTTTGCAACCAGGTGGTAAAATTATTGTTGTCATGACACGTTGGGCAACTGACGATCTAACAGGTAGATTAGTTAAGGCTCAATCAGAACCCAAAGCAGATAAATGGAACGTGATAGAGTTTCCAGCCATCATGCCTGATGGTCAACCGGTTTGGCCTGAGTATTGGAAACTAGAAGATCTAGAAGCAGTGAAAGCATCGGTGTCCACGAAAAATTGGAATGCCCAATATATGCAGGACCCAACTTCAGAGGAAGGTGCAATCATCAAAAGAGAATGGTGGCAAAATTATGACTCAGAGCATTTACCAAAATTACTACATGTAATACAAAGTTATGATACTGCATTCAGTGCTAAAGAAAGTGCTGATTACTCAGCCATAACTACATGGGGTATATTTCAACCCGTAGAGGGGTATGAGAATGCTATTATATTATTAGATGCAATTAAAGGCAGATATGATTTTCCTGATTTGAAGAACATGGCCATAGAGCAATATAATTATTGGGAACCAGAAACTGTAATCGTTGAGGCTAAAGCATCGGGGCAACCTTTGATTCATGAGCTAAGACGTGCAGGAATACCAGTAATAGATTTTATCCCTGCAAAAGGAAGGGATAAGTTTACCAGAATAAACAGCTGTGCACCAGTGTTTGAGTCAGGAATGGTTTGGGCTCCTGTAGATGAAAAATTTGCTCAAGACGTAATTGAGGAATGCGCAGCTTTTCCAAATGGTCAATACGATGACTATGTAGACAGCATGACCCAAGCTGTGCTAAGATATCGACAAGGCGGATTTGTACAAACCTATTCTGATGATTGGGACGATCCACCATTAAAATTAGAAAAGGAATATAAATATTATTAGGATTAAATATGAAGGCTAAAGCATTAACTAAAAAAAGTTCAAAAGATATTTTAAATAAATTAGAAGGTTTTAAAGGAGCGATATCTGATAAAGAAAGAGAAGCTTTAGGTTTAAAAAAAGGTACTTATAGCAAAGATAGTAAAACAGGACAAATTTTAAAAATAGGTAGAAACACAGGAGGAGCTATGCTCAAAAACCCAAAGAAAGCAGATTTAGACAAAGATGGAAAATTATCCGGTTATGAAAAGAAAAGAGGAATGGCAATTGAAAAAGCTATGTCAGGAAAAAAATTTGGTGGTGCTATGCAAAACAAACCTATGAAAGCAGTGTTAGGTGCAATAGCTTTAGGTGCCGCTGGTGCCTTGGGTGCAAAAAAATTATTAAAGAAAAAGAAAGCAACTGCCAATCCTGGTAAAGGACCTATTAGAAAAGGAATTATGGGAAATTTAGTGGAAGAAAAAAAGAAAGAATTGATGATGGGTAAAGCAAGAGGTGGTGGTATGATGAAAAAATATAGAAAAGGTGGCGGAGCTGATACTGGTACTGCTGGAGAAAGTAGAAGTCGATTTGGTGTTGCTAAAAATAAATTAAAAAGATTAGGTAAAAGAATAGGGCGAGGAATGGGAGCTCCTATAACATCAGGAAGAGAAATGGGAGATAAACTTAGAAATAAAATTGCAATGGCACAAAGAGATAAAAAGAAGGTTCAAACTAGAATGGGTGGTGGTTTGGCTGCAGCCACAAAAAGACTTAAGGCTCAGGGTAAAATGGGTGGTGGTATGATGCAAAGACCAATGGGTTATGATAAAGGTGGAATGAAAGGTAAAAAGAAACCTATCATTAAAATAGCTATTGGTGTAGGTAAAGCAAAAGATTATCCTGGAATTAAAAAAATTATGGAGATGAATAAAAAAGGTAAGAAAAGATTTAATACCGGAGGTTCAGTAACTGTAAGCTCTAAATTAGGTAGAACTAAACCAACAAAACTTTATTAATTGATTCTAGGCCATTAAAAGGCTAGACTAAATTTATGGCTGTTGAAAAAGATAATATTGAAGAGATATCAGAAGAAGAAAAGGTTGAAGAGAGCGAAGGTTCACCAATCATAAATGAGGCAGTAGATGAAGTATCTATTGAAGGTGAAGAGGCTCCAGCACCAAGACCACAAGATGATTTTAATGCAAATCTCGCAGAGTTTATGGATGAAAGAACTTTGCAGAGAATGGGCAGTGATTTAGTTGCTGAATATAAAAAAGATAAAACTTCAAGAAAAGAATGGGAAGATGCATACATTAAAGGTTTGGATCTTCTTGGCACTAAGTATATGGAAGTCACAAAACCTTTTAAGGGGGCTTCTAATGTTACACATCCATTACTTGCTGAATCAGTTACACAATTTCAAGCACAAGCATATAAAGAATTAGTCCCTTCTGATGGTCCTGTGAGAACACAAGTTGTAGGATTACAAACACCTGCAATAGAAGAACAAGCAGATCGTGTAAAAGATTACATGAACTACATGCTTATGGAGGAGATGGAGGAATACACTACCGACATGGATAGCATGCTGTTCCATTTACCGTTATCCGGTAGTAGTTTTAAAAAAGTCTACTACGATGAAATCGTAAAAAGACCCGTATCAAAATTTATACCTGCAGAAGATTTAGTAGTCCCTTACTACGCATCAGATCTTAAAGATACAGATAGAATTACTCACGTCCAACGGCTAACGGAAAACGAAGTTGTTAAATTAATGGCTGGTGGTTTTTATCGAGACATTGATTTACCGAAAGCCGGAGAAAATGCAACGGACAACGTACAAAAAAAGATTAATGAATTAGAAGGGGTTAAGAAAACAGGTGATGATTTTTTACATACAATATTAGAAATGCATGTGGATCTTCATTTAGATGATTATGAAAAGTTTGATTCCCGTGCTAAGAAAATAAAAATTCCTTACGTGGTTACCATTGATGAAGGCAGTGGTGAAGTATTATCTATCTATAGAAACTATAGACCTGATGATCCAGCTTACAAACGAATAGAATATTTTGTTCATTACAAATTTTTACCTGGATTAGGATTTTATGGTTTTGGTTTAACACATATGATTGGTGGATTGAGCAGAGCAGCTACTCAATCTTTAAGACAATTGATCGATGCGGGGACTTTAAAAAATTTACCTGCTGGATTTAAGTCTAGAGGGATTAGAGTAAGAGATGATGACCAACCAATACAACCAGGAGAGTTCAGAGATGTTGATGCACCGGGTGGAAACATACGAGATCAGTTTTTTAATTTACCATTTACAGAACCATCAACAACATTATTTCAATTATTAGGCTTTGTAGTACAAGCGGGACAAAAATTTGCTGCTATAACAGACTCAAGTGTAGGTAATGATGCACAAAACAGAGCAGTTGGCACTACAATTGCACTGATGGAACGTGGTTCACGTGTCATGAGTGGTGTTCATAAGCGTTGTTACTACGCAATGAGACTAGAATTTAAAATTTTAGCAAGAATTATGGCAGATGCGCTGCCTCCGGAGTATCCATATGATGTTTATGGTGGCCCAAGAATGATAAAACAGGTAGATTTTGATCAAAAAGTAGATATTTTACCGGTTGCAGACCCAAATATCATGTCAATGGCACAAAGAGTAGTGCTTGCACAGCAACAATTGCAAGTTGCCATGTCAAATCCACAGATTCACAACATACATGAAGCATACAGACGTGTTTATGAAGCTTTAGGGACTAAACAAATTGGAAATTTATTAAAACCACCACCAAAACAACCAGAACCAATGGATCCTGGAAAAGAAAATGCACGTGCACTACAAATGCAACTACTAACAGCGTTTGAATTCCAAGATCACGATGCACACATTGCTGCTCACATGGCATTTATGCAATCAAGAATGGTGCAAATCAATCCACAGGTTTACGCTTTGTTACAAGCTCACATATCAGACCATATTTCATTCAAAGCAAAGATCGAAGTAAGACAACAACTGATGCAAGATCCAAATATGATGGCTTTACAACAACAAAACCCGCAACAATTTCAAATTCAGTTTGATGCAGCTGTTGCTACTGCTGTTGCAGAGATTACTGAGGAATTAGTCAGAGGAGAGATACAGGCAAAAGCGGGGCAAGTCGATCCATTAGTAAGATTAAAACAACAAGAGATAGATTTACGAGCTATGGATATGCAACGTAAAGAAAGAGAAACAGAATTAAGAGCACAATTAGATATGACTAAGGAAGCAAACAGATTAGACTTCCAGTACGATAAATTATCAGAGCAATCTGATCAATCAGACCAAAGATTACAAGTGGCGAGGGAGAAACTTGCGAAAAAATAAAGATCCAAAAAAGGGCACAGGAAAAAAACCTAAAGGTTCAGGGAGAAGATTATATACCGATGAGAATCCTAAAGATACTGTTGGAATTAAGTTTGCGACTCCTGCTGATGCTCGTAAAACAGTTGCAAAGGTTAAGAAGATATCTAAACCATTTGCAAGAAAGATACAAATATTAACGGTCATGGAACAACGTGCAAAGGTGATGGGTAAATTTGGTGTTGCTTCTATTGCAAAGAAAGGAAAGGATGCAATTAGAAAAACAAGAAAAGCGTAAAGGACTAAGTGGCGGAGTAAAAAAAGGACCACCTCCTAAAAGAGGCCCTAACCCGCAGGTCCCACCTATTAAGTTAAAACAAGGTGGATGTCCTCACAGAGAAAAAGGAGTGCAGTCTGATATTAAAGGAATCAAAAGCGTGCAAGTCTCTGGTAAAAAATTTATCGGCCTACGATAATTTAGATGCTAAAGAAAAAATAATTTTTCTTGCTGGCATATTCGATGGTGAAGGAAGTTTTGGTGTTTGGGGAAAAGGCAAAAATAGAAAATCATTTCAATGTTCTGTTGAAATGTGTGATAAAGATATAATACAAAGATTTTTAGATTTGTTTGGTGGTTCGATGTCCGCTGTAAAAATTAGAAGACCTCACTGGAAACAAACATGGAAATGGAAAATGTCAGGCGAAAAGGCTTTCGCTTGTATTGGAAAAATGATAGAGTATATGTGTAAACGAAGGAAGGATAAGTACAATGTGGTTAAGTGCAATCAAATTAGCGGTTAGTGCTGGTAGTAAAATCTACGCTAACAAGCAGAGAACGAAGATGGCAATGTCAGATGCACAATTATTGCATGCTGAACGTATGGCCAAAGGTGAGGAGCAATACCAAGGCAAATTATTAGAGGCCCGTCAATCAGACTGGAAGGACGAGGCAGTTTTGATAATTCTCAGTTTGCCCGTAGTGGTGCTCGCATGGGCAGTCATATCGGATGACCCAAGTGCGATGGACAAGGTAAAATTATTCTTCGAGATGTTCTCGCAGCTCCCATCATGGTTCACAAATCTCTGGATCTTGGTTGTAGCTTCAATATATGGTATAAAAGGAACACAAATATTTCGTAACGGAGGAAAAAAATGACAAAATTATGTCCAAGGGGTAAAGCGGCAGCGAAGAGAAAATTTGCTGTATATCCTTCAGCATATGCTAATGCCTATGCATCTAAAATCTGTGCTGGTAAAATAAAAGATCCATCTGGTGTAAAGAGAAAAGATTTTAAAGGTCCTAAACCTGCTGGTAAAAAAGTTGGTGGAATGACTGCAGGATCTATGTCAGGTATGGGTAGATTACAAAAAGCAAGAATGATGAATAAAGGTGGAGATTCAAAAGTAAAAAAAGTAATTTCTAATTTACAAAAGGCATCAAAAGCGCATGCAGGTCAGGCTAAAACTTTACAGAGTGTTGTTAAAAAATCTGTAGGAGGAATGGCTGATTATTACAAAGATTTAATGTAATGCAAAAAAATATCCAATACATGAAAGAGGGAGGCCTCAAGAAATGGTTTTCCCAAAAATGGGTAGACATTGGATCAAAAAAACCCGGAGGGGGATTTAGAGAATGTGGAAGAAAATCTGCAAGTGGATCAAAAAGAAAATACCCCAAATGCGTGCCTGCTGCAAAAGCAGCCCGAATGACAGAATCGCAAAGGCGTTCTGCTGTTGCAAGAAAAAGAGCTAAGGCTCAAGGTGTTGGTGGTAAACCAACAAATGTTAAAACGTTTGCAAAAAAAGCTTAATCAAGTATATTCTCTTTGTGGATATTTATACCGTTTCGATCATACAAAAAATAATAAAACAGGACTTAGATAGATTTAAAGACCACGCTATATATGGTGTTGACACTATCGAGCAACTACAATATGTTAGGGGTCAAATCAAATCCTTAGAGGATTTGCAACAGGAAATAAAAAACCTGCTGTCTAAAATGGAGATAAACGATGAACAAGTCCACGGAGACCCCGAAGAGGACTGAGGCACTTTTAGATGCTTACAAAGCTGAAGAAGAAATAAAAACAGTCCTAGATCCTAAAGCGATCAAAAAATCAACTTTAGAAAGTTTACCTACACCAACAGGATACCGATTATTGGTTTTACCATATGCTGGTCCTAAAAAAACAAAAGGTGGAATTTTACTTTCTGATACCACACAAGAAACCATACAAATGACTACTGTATGTGGTCTTGTGCTAAAAATGGGAGATTTATGTTATCAAGATAATGATAAATTTCCTAAAGGGCCATGGTGTAAACTAAATGATTGGATTATCTTTAGTAGATACGCAGGCTCAAGATTCAAAATAGAAGGTGGTGAAGTTAGAGTTCTTAACGATGACGAAGTTATTGCTAAGATAAATGACCCATCAGATATTTTGCACCATTATTAAGGAGGAAAAATGGCTGAAGAAAATAAAAACCCAGAGGTTGAATTAGATACTGATGGCGTAAATGAAGAAAATGTTAACGTTCCTGAAGCAAAGGAACCTGATGAGTCTTTTGCACCAAAAGAAAACGTTGACCTAGGATACACTGAGATTACTGATGAAAAAGTAACAGGTGATAAAACTGCAAAAGAACTTTTGCAAGAAACTAAATCAGAAAAAGAACCTAAAGTTATCGAACAGGTTGAAGAAAAAAAAGATGACAAGAAAGAGGATCTTAAAGAATATTCTGATAAGGTTAAAAAAAGAATAGATAAACTTACTTTTCAAATTAGAGAAGCTGAAAGAAGAGAAAAAGCAGCTCTTGAGTATGCGAAAGGCTTGAAAACTAAATACGATACAATTGAGAAAAAGTTTGAAGAGACTGATTCCAATTATTTAAAAGAATACGATTCAAGAATAGACGCTGAAAGAGAAAAAGTTAAGAATGCTTTGAAAGTAGCTTTAGAATCACAGGATGTTGATAAAATTACTGAAGCACAAGATGCACTTTCTAGACTTTCAGTTGAAAAAGAAAAAGTTTCTCTAGCTCAAGCTGAAAAAAAAGCTAAGCAAGAAGAAAAACCAAAAGAAGAATCATCTGCACAAAATCAAACACCCCCACCAATTTCACAAAAAGCACAGAAATGGGCTGAAGATAATGAGTGGTTTGGATCAGATAGGGTTATGACTGGAGCTGCCATGAGTATTCATGAGGAGCTTTTAGGGCAGGGTATTGATGCTGAGACAGATGAGTATTATAATCAAATAAACAAACGTATGAAGGAGTATTTCCCTCAAAAGTTTGCACAGGAGTCTACTGAAGAAACTAAACCTGTAAGAGAACCCGTCCAAAATGTAGGTTCAGTTAGTAGAAGATCCGGGGGACGCAAATCTGTGAAACTCACCAAATCGCAGGTAGTTATCGCTAAGAAATTAGGGGTGCCACTAGAGGAATACGCAAAATACGTGAAGGAAGGAGTATAAAATGGAAAAAGTAAAAACTTCACGCAAGTCTGATACTAGAGATAATAACTCTAGAAAAAAAGATTGGACTCCACCATCCAGTTTGGATGCGCCAGCTGCACCGCATGGTATGTGTCATAGATGGATACGTACAGCAACTGCAGGATTTGAAGACGTTGCAAACGTTTCAAAGAAACTTAGAGAAGGTTGGGAATTTGTTAAAGCTGAAACACTGAAAAGTGAAATAGGTGAAAACGATTATCCAGTTATTCACGAAGGTAAACATGCTGGTCTCATCGGAATTGGTGGCCTTGTGTTGGCAAGGATACCGGAAGAGATTCTGAAACAACGTGCTGAGTATTTCGCAAGAATTACTCAAGATAGAACAGATGCGATTGATAGGGATCTTATGAAGGAACAACACCCGGATATGCCAATCAATATTGATAGGCAATCCAGAGTGACCTTTGGAGGTAACCGCAAAAAATAATTTTTTTGCATTAACTACAAGAGTCTTAAATTAACGTTTAATAGGAGTAAAAAACAATATGGCAAACGTAAGTGAAAAGTTCGGTCTAAGACCGTACAGAAAACTAGACGGTACGCCATTAGTTGGTGCACAAAACAGATATCTTATATCTGCTAATAACACTACTGCTATATTCCAAGGTGACTTAGTTATCGCTGAAACAGATGGTACTATCACAAGACACGTTGCGAATAATAGCACAGCAGTTATTGGTGTGTTCAATGGATGTTTTTATACAGATCCGACTACGCAAAAACCGACATTTAGGAACTCGTACCCAGGTTCAATCAATGCAAGTGACATCACTGCATTTGTAATTGATGACCCTGACGCAGTTTTTTTAATGGACGCAGACGACACTTTTGCGAGAGCGGATTGTTTTAAAAACTATTCAGTAACTAATGCTACTGGTAATACAAAAACAGGAATATCTGAAGTACAATTAGATGTATCTGTGTCTGGAACAAATGCTTCATTCATAATTCAAGCAATGGACATTTCTCAAGATCCAGGTAACTCTGAGGAAACTTCTGCTAATGGCAATGTTCTTGTTAGAATCAACAAGCACTTCTACAGAAGTGGAACAGGTATATAGGAGTAATAGAATATGGCTATATCACGATCACAACTAGTTAAAGAACTAGAGCCAGGTTTGAATGCACTATTTGGCCTGGAATATAACAGATACGAAAATCAACACGCAGAGATTTTCGCTACTGAAACATCTGACAGAGCTTTTGAAGAGGAAGTAATGTTAAGTGGTTTCGCAGGAGCACCAGTTAAACAAGAAGGTGCTGGAGTAGTATTCGATCAAGCGAATGAAACATTCACTGCAAGATACACTCACGAAACAATCGCTTTAGCATTTGCTATCACTGAAGAAGCAATTGAAGATAACCTTTACGATAGATTAGCTGCAAGATACACAAGAGCTCTTGCAAGATCTATGGCAAACACGAAGCAAGTTAAAGCTGCGAATGTTTTAAACAATGCGCAGAAAGCTGGAGTGCTTGGTGGTGATGGAGTTCCGTTAATTTCGGCATCTCACCCACTAGCAACAGGGGGTACATTCTCAAATGTATTGTCTGTAGCTGCAGACCTTAACGAAACTTCGCTTGAGCAATCGTTAATTGATATTGCTGGGTTTGTAGATGAAAGAGGTTTAAGAATCGCTACAACTGGTAGAAAAATGATAATTCCAAAAGAATTACAATTTACTGCTGAGCGTATTATGAAATCTCCGATGAGAACAAGCACAGCTGATAACGATATCAATGCAGTAAGAAGCATGGGAATGGTTCCAGAAGGATATGTTGTAAACAACTTCCTTACTGATACTGACTCATACTTCCTATTGACTGATGTACCTAATGGATTCAAACAATTCGTTAGAGCACCAATCAAAACTGCTATGGAAGGTGACTTCGATACT